AACGTTTTTATAGAATGTTCGAAATACCCAAGGTTAAACTAGACTATCCCGATAATTTCGATGGATTTTATCCAGAGATAACAGATGAAATGTATATAAAACTATTATTACTAAATGTTAAATATTGGAGAAGCGATTATATACTGGTAAGCACAAATAAAACTAATTTGAAAGGTGAGATATTATCAGATTGTTGTTATATGATTGATGGATTGATAAAGTCTCCAGAGAAAAATAAAATTATTAGGGAAGTTAAGAAAATTTTAAAGGAGGGCTAAATGAGAGACCTTAATCAATACGATGTTATATTTTGTGATATAGACGATACTCTTATTCATGGTTTGTGGACAGACCTTATGTCTGTTACTTGGAAAATGTTTAGAAGTCCAGTTGTTGCAGAATTACTAATGGCCTTGCAGGCAGTATTTAGTATTTTTAAAGCTAACCAAAAGCTTAAATATATGCTAATGAATTGTCATAAACCAATTATATTTCTTACGGCTAGAAAAGAATGTTTAGCTACGAAAATATTATTAAAGTCTATATTAAATAAAAAGGATTTAGATATAACAGTTTGTTCACTTGCAACAGATAAACCAGCAATAGATAAGTTGAATAAAATTGTGTTCTTTATGCAAACTTGTATGTATGATAAAGTTTGCTTATTTGATGACAATATGGAAGTAAGGGAAGCTGCATCTCAATTAGATATAGATGTGTTTGACCCTACTACAATGTTTGAAGAGAAGGTTTGCTAATGTCTAAAAAGACTCATTATGAATTATTTCCGACTCAATATAAATTTATGTTTGAGATAGATAATGAAGCTAGAGAAGCTTGCGATAAGGAAAATGGTCGTGGTTCTTATATGGATTTCTCTCTTTACCAAGGTGGTTTCGGAGGAGGGAAGACTTTTTGTGGTTCATTAAGAGGACTGTTATTCGCATTTCAATGGGCAGGAAGTACTGGCTTAGTTGGAGCTGCATCTCAAGACCTTTTGGATAATACAACTAAAGCTAAGTATGAATGGCATCTTGATAATATGGGAATGAAGGAAGGTCAACATTATTGGTGGTCTGATAGAAAAACAAAGCTAACTCTTGCTAATGGTTCAACGATTAGATTTAAAACTGTATCAAACTGGGAAAACTTTCGTTCAACAGAATTTACGTGGATTGAGCTAGAAGAAGCTTCGTTGATTGACGAGAAAACCTTTAAGGAACTTTCAGCCCGTCTCCGTGAACCGACAAAGAACGAATGGGTTAATCCTTATAGAGCTATGTTCCTTCATACAAACCCTCAAGGAACAAGAGGCTGGATATACAGGATGTTTAGAAATCCAAAAACAAAAATTAAGGGGTATCGTGCATTAACTGCTCCAACAACAGAAAATACATACTTATCTAAGACGTACGTAGAAAACCTTATGAAGATGTATTCAGCGGAAGAAGTTGAGGAATTGATTATGGGGCTTGATGTAAATAGAGATAATACGATAGCTTTCCCAGATTTCTCTATGGCATACAATGTAATGGATGAAATAGAATACGATAAAAAACATTCGTTAATTCTTAGTTGCGACTTTAACTATAATCCTATGTGTTGGTATTTAATGCAGGAAGTAGATGGAGAATGGCACATATTAAAAGAACTTATAGAAAATAATGTAACAACAAAAGAGATGTGTAGAATTATAACTCCAGTATTGGATTCGTTTAAGACAAGAAAATTTGTTCTAATGGGGGATGCTCACGGGAAGGATAGAAAAACTAATGGTTCTGATTATTCTGTTATGTTAGCTCATTTTTCCGATGCAGGGTATGATGTAACAATGAGAGTTCAAAAATCTAATCCGCTTATTAAAGATAGATTAGCTGTATTAAGAGGTCTTATTAGAAATGCTAAAGGTGAAAGACGTCTTAAAGTCTCAAGTTCTTGCAAATGGTTACTATACAATTTTGATGAATGTAAAAACCAATTATCAAATGGAGGACTTAAACTTCCAACAGATGCAGAAATACAACAAGATGATAACAAAAGATATTTAATTCACCCTATTGATGCTATTTCTTACCCTATGCACTTTTTACACCGCTTACGTTCTATAGCAGGAGAGCAAGAAGATTTATAGTAAAAAGAGGTTTAAAAATATTTTTCTTTATACTATAATAGATATAGAAATAAATTTTAAAATATAAGTATAATTACGGTACTTAAAAAGGAGGTTCATTAAAATATGCCGTCTGACGAAACTATTTCAACGAAAGAACAATGGTATGATTTAGATAAGTATAAATCAGAAATTGAATCTTTTGTAATCAAAAAAAGAGCAGACTTAGACAATCTCTCTGTAATGCAACAAGTTTCAGATGCGTTGTATAAGATTTGTTATTCTGGAACTACAGAATCTGATAGAGAAAGATTCCCGTTAGCTTCAGAATTGTTTAAGGTTTATAAGACTGCACTTATTGAAAGTTCTTTGAATGGTTATTCAGCTCTTGTCGAAACCGAAGGTGAAGACGCTGCAAATATTCTTAAGGCTCCTAAAGTTAAAGAAGCTTTAACTAGCCAATTCAAAGCAATATCTTTGCTAGAAAGATTGTCTGGTGAAACATTAGATGATTGGTGCTTTAAAGGAGAAGCAGTTGGTATTATTAAATTAGTAGAAACTAATGAAGAGTATCGATTAAAGACATCTATTGTTAATGAAGAGACTGGTAAGAAAGAAATGTCATTCACAATGAAAGAGGGCGTTAAATATCAAGATTTAGGTATTGATATTATTGACCCTTTAGACTTCTATGTAGATGCTTTAGATTACGAAAAAGACCCTATTGGATGTGCTAAGATTATTCGTTCTTATATAGATGCGAAGAAGTTATTATCATCTAATAATTACCCTTTACTTAGTGAAGATGAAAAGAAAGCTATAATCACAAGTGCTGGAAGAAATGGAAGCAACAGTAATGGGTGGCTAGGCTGGGCTTCTGGCTTTGTAAATCCTAATACTAGCCATGAAGCTACAAACAAGAACCAGATAGAAGTATTGACTTTTAACGGAGATTATATTACTTCAGATATGAAAGTATTAAGTAATATTCAAGCGGTTCTAGTAGGTAATAAAATTGCTAATCTAAGGTATAATGCTGTTAGTACAAATAGAATTATTTACGCACCTTATAAGGTTGATAGATTAACTCATAGAGGTATTTCCCCATTAGCAAATACTTTGCCTATTAACAAATTAGTTAACAGAGTTACTGATATGTTCATTAAGAACCTTGATGAAATTAGTAATCCTTGGTTATTATATGCTAAAGGTACTATGACTTCCTCTCAGATTTCTGAAGCAAGAAAGAAAAGAGAATTAGAGTTTAACCCTTCAGATGAAAAACCTACATTCTGGAGTCCTCCTCCAGCAGCTAATAACGGTTTAGAATTGGTTAATCTAATCCTCCAACAAAATAAAAACGTGTTGGGTTTAAATAATTATATGGCTGGAGATACCTCTGGTGCGGTAAGAACCGCTGAAGAATCCGCTATATTATTCCAAAAAGCTAACGCTAGAATGAGAGTAGAAACTGATACCTTCTCTTATAGATTTATGTTAAAGTTATTCCAATCATTCTATGCCTTCAATAGGGAATTAGCCTTAGCCTATGATAATCCTTTGAAAGAAATTTATGCAGACCCAGATTTGAAAGTAAGTATTTCTACTAATGCTTCTAAGGCTGATAAAGAAGGAGAACTTCAACGCTTAATGCAAATGCTAAACTTGCCGATTGCACAAATGATATTCTCTAATTTACAACCAGACCAGACCGTATTAGCAGTTAAATACTTAATGGCTAAAGCTGGATTAACAGATGTAGATAATTTATTACAATTACAAAAAGAAGATGGAAGCCCTCAAGACGTAACTATAACTCCAGACCCAACCGCCAAAGATATTATAGATGCGAGTCAAGGGGATAGTCCTCAAGTTATGGAATAATAAGGTAGTAATTTAATTAAGGAGATATTGAAATGGAACAAAATGCGAATCAAGATTTAAGTAAAGCAACAGAACTTAAAGTAGATGACATTGAACTACAAGAAGAAAAACAGCAAGAACAATCAGAAAGTGAAATTTCAGAAGTAAATAAAGAAACTGCTGAAGAAGAAAAACAACAAGAACAACCTCAAGAAGAGAAAAAAGATAAAGACGAAGTTGAAACTGAAGATAATACTGAGTCAAAACAAGAAATAACTGAAGAGCCTCAAACTGAAGATGATAAATCAGTCGATACGGAACAAGAACCAACAAAAGAAGCTTCTGATACTGATAGTGATAATAATACTTCAGATGATAAAGACCAAGATAAAGAATCAAATACAGTAGAAGAACAAGAAGTTCCTAATATTGACGAATTAAATGCTAAGTTAGCAGAACTTGAATTTGAGAAAAAAGAAGCTGAAAATATTAGAGCTTATCAATCTAAAAGAAACGAAATAGAGACAAATTTAATGTCTCATACAGATATGCTAACAAGAAAATTAAATGAAGCTTTTGAACATTTTGGTATTGACCCTAATAAAACAATGGATGAACTTAAAGCTGAAGATATGACTAAAGCAGCTATCGCACAGGGGTTAATTGACTCTGCAATACAAAAAAGAGATGAAGCTATTAACCAAGCTAAAAAAGTAATTTCCGAAATGGAAGATAATTTAATTTTTGATAGAGTAGAAAAAGAAGTTCAAAAATATAAATTAACTCCAGACCAAATGAGAGCGACTGCTGACACATTTATTCAAATAATGAACGAAGTTGGAATCAAGGATTTAGGAGAAGACTTAAAGGCTAAAGTTAAACTTGCGGTAGCTCAAGCAGTTATGGACACCCCTCGTGTAGAAAAACCAAAAGAACCAGAAGCTCCAGCTGAAAAACCAGCTAAAGAATCAGTTGTCAAAGAAGAAAAAACAGAAGTTCCAACAGAAGATGAGAAAAAGCCAGCTGAGGTAGAAAAACCAGTTGTAGAAGAGGAAAAACCAGCTAAACCAGATTTATCTGAATTTAAGGAAGGTATAGATGGAGGGGCTGTAGGAGCAGATGCTGTAACAGAAGATAACGTTCTTGAAAAACTTGCAGCACTACCTTATAGAGAAAGAACTAAATTCTTATCTGACAACTTTGATACTTACACTAGAGCTATGACGAAAGCGAGAGCTAATGCAGATGAAATTTAGACGAGTTCCAAAAGCTATTCATAAAGCTTTAAAAGATGAAGTACAAGAAGTAAAAGCATTAACTATAACAGACAAGGATGTCAAAGAAGCAGAGTTAATGACCAAACTTATAGTAGCAGTCTTTAATTCCTACGGAGTTCCAGTTCCAGAATATATTCAAAAAGCTTTTATTATAATATTAAAATATGGAATAAGAGACATAAAAGATGGATGTAAGACTCACGACAAGTTTATTATTAAAAGAATATTAAACGAAGTAAATAAAGAAGTAGATAAAGAGAATGAGAAGTCCGATTAAGGGCGAAGAAATCCTAACAAGTGGTTAGGTCGGATATACAACCGCTATGGCAGTAAGCGAAGTAATCGTGGTTATTGGTGGTAGGTCGAAATATCTGTAGGTAAAATAAGAAAGAAAAGGAGATTAGAATTATGGCAATTCCAAACGTAGGTGCAGATAAGTCAATGCACGAAGCAATGGCAGCTAAAATGCAATTAGTTCTTGAACAACCAAAATCAGATATTACTACTAAATTAGTAAATAATGATTTCGAAGGTGAATTTTTCAGAATTGGTGATACTGTAGCTATTTGCAAACCAGACCCAGAATCTGTTGCAGTAGAACTAGGCGAACTAGATAACGGCACTCACCCTAAAGATGAGAGACTTAATGTTACTGATGTTAAATTCGCAGACCAAAGAATCTTGAAAATTGATAAGTATGCTAAGTATGCTTTCATTATTTCAGATATTACTAAAGCTGAAGGTAAATGGAACTATGAATCTGGTAACCTAGATTTAGCTGCACAAAAAATTAGAAACGCTCATAACACTGAAGTATGTCAATTGCTTGCTACAGATGCTGATGTTATTGCTCAACAAGCAGCAGAAGGTTTAGATGCAGTTCTTGGTACTAAAGAAACTCCTATCCAACTTGCTAATGCAGATGAACTATATGAAAAAATCTTAGTTCAAATGCACTCAGTATTGTACGATAGAGGTGCTATCACTGCTGACGGTCAAGTAACTTATGGCTCTAACCCTCAAGAAGCTAAACAAACTGCTGGTGCTATTTTCTTACCTAGAAGAGCATATAACGCATTCTTAACTTCTAAATACTTCACTGAAAGAAGCACTCAAGCTGCTGACAATAAAGTAGAAACTGGTAACATTGCTAAAGTTTTAGGTTTAGAAGTAAACGTAGAACCTTGCTTAGACCAAAAAGCAAAAAGACATATCACAGTTGCAGGTATTGCTGACAATGATACGTTAGTTATCGTTGCTGGTACTAGAAATGCTGTAACAAGAGCTGGTAAAGTTCTTCCTCCAGATTCATTCCGTTCAACTACAAGATTCGGAACTGAATTCCACGGCTTAGAAATTTACGGTCAAGAAATTGCTACAAAAGAAGCTGTAGTAGTTGCATTCGTAAAAATGCCAGCTTAATTAAAGTTTAATAAGGATTAAAATAAACTTATTTAAACTGCTATTTATTATGGGCGAGATAGATTATTTTATTTCGCCCTTCTTTTTAAGTTAAGAAAGGACAAGGAACAAAATAGATGTTAGTAAAAGACATTTACGACAAAGTCGCTTTAATGACTGGTTTTCCTGTTTACGCTAATGAAACCGATACTCCCGAAACTACAAGATTTTTAGTAGAAATGATTAGTCAAGCCTTACAAAATGTTATTTCAGATTTATATACTACCAATAACGTTTTAGAAAGAAATGATACTATAATTACTATACCTAATAAAAATCTTTATGGTATCGAGGGTATTATTAAAAAGATACAACTTGTTAAAGATGATGATAAAAAGACAGTTGTAGATATTCCATATAATGATTTAGTTGACCCTAATAAAATATATAGTGAAGAGAACTGCAACTTTGGAGAACCTCGTTCTTATTGTATTAAGAATGGGTATTTGAAGTTACTCCCAACTCCAGATAAGGAATATACTATTAAGGTTTGCGTTTCTACTTCCGACTTAGTTATGTCAGATGATGATAATTCAAGAACTACGGTTGAAAGTGTTAATGACTCTATAATGGCTACAGATATGTTTTGTAATCTAGTTATTATAAGAGCAGCTTTAATTATCTTTTCAAGACTTCAAAATCCAAACGCTGCTATATATTCTCAATACTATGATTCCAACCTCCGTGTATTCAAAGAAGCTGACATTAAATCTGTTCAAGCTCAAAGAGGACAGATTAGAAGTGGTGGTCATTATGATTTGCACACAGGGTTGATTAACGATGAAGGTAGCGGATATTTTAATGGAGGGTTATACTAATGGCTGCAAGTAAATTCCAAAAGAAACAAACTAAAGCTGTTAAATCTGACGGTAGATATATTTTTGCAGATTTTTCTGATGGGTTATATTTGCTTGATACGCCTCGTTCTATAAACCAACAATTAGCTTCTTTAGCTTTAAAAGGTGGGAGAAATGTCTGGGCAGAATATGGGGCGTTAGTTCCTCAGTACGGCTATAATATAGAAGCTCAATTACCAAAAAATGAATATGTTGTAGGTATTACTGAGGACAGTAAAAGTAGTGCTTCTGTATTTATATTGACAATGTTAGGAAACATTTATTACTATTCAGCTTATGACGGTTTAAAAAAATATAAAACTACCTTTGAACCTATAGATGAAAACTGCTTATTTACTCGTTTAAATAATAGCTTAGTCCTATATAATAAAGGAGCTTGTAGTATTTTTGGAGACTATTATAAGGAATCTTCATATAAAGAAATCACCAATACCGCCCAAGCTTCCAACTTCGGTTCTTATGCAATATTTAATATTGACAATGAATACAAAGACTTCTTCTGGAGAGGTAAAAAATTCTCAGTACCTAAAGTTGGAGGGTTTAAAATTACTTCAATTAAGAAACCTGAAAAGAAAACTACTACAGCAATTAAATTAAAAGATTTACAAATCAAAAATGATTGGAGTTTAAAAGGTGTAGTAACTTCCAATGATACAACTGAAAGCAAAGCAGTATTGGATGAAGCTTCAAATACTTATATATCCATTAAACCAGTTAAACGAACTGGAGGAACTCATACAATAACGACTAAAAAAATACAATGGAGTTGTTACCAATTTAAAGTCACTGAAGAATTTTGGAAAAATATGATGGGGACGTCTGGTTTCTCAACTACTGGTTATTTTTATTGTTGGGGAGAAGCGAGCATTGGGAAAAATTTATATTTTACCGATACTAAATTTTCCAAGGCAACTGACCCTTCTCAAATAAAATATAATCATTTTATCATACCTTTTAATAAAGCAGAAGTGAAAGGTTTCCCTTATATAAACGTTATGAGCGGTACGAATGCTTCAAAAGCAGCTATTGCTAGAAATGAGCAACTTTCTGCGAATGAAACAGCTTGTGACTTGGTAAGAACTACTTCTGGGGATTTCTATACAACAGAAACTACCACGGTTCAAGATGAGGATTATACTGATTATACAGTTACATTCAATGTTCCCTTAGCAGATGGTACTGAGAATGTAAGAACTAAAGAACATTTTGAATCTGGACAATATACTTGGGTTATAGAAAATGATGCTGTTTTAAGTATGACTGCTTGTATGCTAGTAGCTGGAAAAAGTATATTATATAAAACATATTTAAGTCCTCCAGATATACAACTTAAAATGGTTGTAGATAATCCAGAAGGTGAAATTGCTAAGGGTGTCGCTGAATTACTAGATAAGGATGGAAAAGTAGTTAATGAAGAAGTTATTGAAAGTATTGAAATAACAGCAGTTCCAGAAAGCTCTGAGACCGCAATGGATAAATTAACACAAACTAAAGTATCTGTTGGAGAACAAACACTACTACCAATAGATTTAGTTTATACTCCAGAAGAAAGTACCTTATCACCTATAAAGATGAATCCTAAGCTATTAGGTAGTGCATCTAATAGGCTTTGTGTTTATGATATGGATGGTACTATATTTTATTCCGCTGTAGGTATAGTTGATGATTTTAAACAAGCAGATGGAGCTGGATATTTTAAGGATTTTTACAATGACACTTCAGAATGTTTAAAGATTGAAGATTATCTAAATGGTATTTTAGTTTCTAAACAAAATGGACTTTATTACATCACTATAGCTGATACTGTAGGAGATAGTTCTGTAAGTGCAAGTAACACTTCTGGATTAACAATTAAAAAAGTAGCTGAGATAGGTCAACAATACGAAGGAGACCATTGTATCGTTGGTAAAGATGTAATGGCTTTTGATAGTAACAGCGGTTCTTTAGTGATGGCTTGTACTCAGAATGTTTTTGGAACTGTTCAATCTGGCGGTATAATGATTAGTTCTGATTATATCACTTCCGCTAATTTAGGTATTGCTGAAGAAAAAAGAAAACTTGTGTATAACTCCGAAAATAATTGCTTTATTCTTTATCACGGGGATAATCTTAATAAAGGATTACTATGGACTGTTCAAGGTTCATTATTCCCGAGAGAATTAGACAATATTATTTTTGATTATGTAAGATTTAACCAAGGTGTTTTATCTATCACTAGAGAAGGGGTTATTTCTCAAGACTTCAAGAGAGGTACTATCATTCCTAACGTATCATCTATTGCAGAATTTGAGGCTATAGGATTAAAGGATAATAGAAATATATGTGCTTCTATTTTAGAAGTATCTGAAATGCACGGAAGAGAATATACAGTAATTGCGAATAACGCAGGACACTCATATCAAAAAGTTAAACCTGTCATCAATCACGGGGCTAAGAAATTAGAATTACCTCCGTTGATTTATTCTGATAAACAAAAAGGTTTATTAGCAGATTCGTTTGAGTTAGCAACTCAATGGGCTGCTAAAAAATCTACCGCAACCAGAATATACGCCCCTATGTCTGGTAGAGAAGGTATATCTCTGATATTTGAGTTCGCTCCTAACCAAGCATTTTGTCTAATTGCTTTACGCTTAATAGATTTTAGCCAAGGAGAATAAGAGCTATGCACTATAGAAAAATAACAAAAGAAGATTTATCGATGTATCTATCTGATATAATTTCTTGTTATCAAACTAATACTTTAGTATTTGATTCTCAGAACTATTTGAAAGATACAGATATGAAATGGTTTATCGACACTTACATAGAAGCTCCAGATTCTTTGGTTACTGGAATCTTTGATGATGAAGAAGAATTCTTATATGGATTAGTAATTTTTGATAATATAAGAATGGCTAACAAAGCTTCTGCACAGGTTCATATAGTAAATGATAAAAGTATCTTTGGTAAAAAAGTAAGAGATATTTATAAACATATTATAGAGACTTGTGGTTTTGATATTTTGTATGCTGAAATTCCTTCAATAGCAGTTCATGCGATTGGAATGTGTAAGAGATTAGGGTTTAAGAAAACGGGATATATTCCAGAAGCTCTTCCTTATGTAAACTCAAAAGGTGTTGAACAAATGTACGATATACAAATATGGAGCTTAGTCAAATGATGAATGAAAATATTCCTATATGGCAATATATTGGAACAAATTTACCAATAAATAAAGAAATAGGTTATCAAGTTAATAAGTCTCAATACCGTCCTTAGGATACAGGATATGATTATGACTTGAGAGGTTTTTATAATCAATACGGTACACTTGTTCCAAAGTCAACTAATGGACATTTAACCGATGAATATAAATATCCTATTCATCCTATTTTTTTCTGTTCACAGCAATTATTATAATGGTCAACCTTATGCAGTTGATTGGGATAAACCTTTATGGAAAGTTTTAAGTGAGGAGGGTTTATATTGATGTCTCGGTTTCATAGAAAAAAAATTACAGTTGATGCTGCTGGGAGGAAACACGGTTTTAGAAGCGGATTAGAAGATAGGTTTATTCAAGAACTTGAAGAATATGGCTTAGACCCTAACTATGAAGCTAAGAAATTTGAATACATAATCCCAGAAAGCAAACACAACTATACTCCAGATTTTCCATTAAGTCCACACATAGTCATAGAGACTAAAGGTCGATGGGTGGTTGAAGATAGACAGAAAATGTTACTCATAAAAGAACAATATCCAGAAATAGATTTTAGAATAGTATTTTACAATGCTAATCAAAAAATTAAAAAGGGAAGTAAAACAACTTATGCTATGTGGTGCGATAAACACGGTATTAAGTGGGCTAATAAAACAATCCCTCCAGAATGGGTAGAAGAAATCTTTGATGACTTAGCTCAGTCAAAGGGTTAAATTTTGCTGTCTAATATACTAAAATAAATATATAAAGGAGGTAAATGCCAAATGGGAAAAATGGCTAAGAAGATACAAACAGACTATACTACTGGAGGTAGAGACATCTCCAATACGGCAGTCCCTTTGTATCAAAAAAACTTAAATTTGATTAGCGAGTATAATAGTGACCCTACTGGAACTATAGATATGTATAAGAACAAATATTATACTAATACAGCTAATCAAAGTGATTTCCTTACAGATTATAATAGAGCTATGGCTAACAAGACTAACGCTAATTATTCTGCAACTGGCGGTGGATATAGTTCGTCTGGTCAAAGAGCATATGATGATGCTCAAAGATACTGGAATGATAGAGCTGCTAGACTTGAAGATTATGGTGTCCAGTCCGCAGCTAGTATGGCTCAGAATTATTACCAAAACTTACTAAATGCTAATACAGGATATAATCAAGCTTACAATTTAGGTAAAGATTACTCTGATATTGAGCAGTATAATAATTTAGCTAAACAAAATAATAGTTTTAAAAATCAAGCTGCTGGTGTAGGTGGAAGTCTTATGAAGGGTATAGGCACTGTTCTTACAATGATACCAGCTACAAGTGCTTTAGGTATTGGATTAACCGCTGCTGGTTCTGCTTTAGGTAGTCAAACTATTGACCCTTCTAGCTTCGGAGCTGGAAGCTCTACTGCTGCTGGTACTGGGATGAATAATGGTATGTTCGGTACTGGGTTGAATGCTGATGCTTTTAAAACTGCATCTCATTTATTAAAACAGGGTGCTGATACAAAACCTAATGGCTTATTATCTAAACTATACTACGGTAGAGGGAACTAGAATGGCTAAAATAAATACGCAAGAAATTAAAAATAAAATTATTAAAATAGCTAAAAAGTATGGAATAGACCCTAAGTTAGCCTTAGCAGTTGCTAAACAAGAATCTGGTTATAACCCCCGTGCAAAATCTCACGCAGGAGCTATGGGAGTATTCCAGTTAATGCCAGCTACTGCAAAAGGTTTAGGTGTCAAGGATGCTTATAACGTTGACCAAAACATTGAAGGCGGTATTAAGTATCTTAAACAGATGCTTAATCAAAATAATGGTAATACTGCTCTAGCACTAGCGGCTTATAATGCAGGGCAAGGTAACGTAAATAAGTATAAAGGAGTCCCTCCATTCAAAGAAACTCGTCACTATGTTAAAACTATCTTAAATAGTGTGGGAACTATGAATGATAATCCAACAGGAGCAGCAGCTCAATTGGAAGGAGAAGTGTCAAATACTTCAAATAGAGGAGGTGATAGAACAGTTATGGCGGATGGTACTAATACTTTAAAAGATTATATGTTACAGCAAAGAGATTATAATAAAGCTCCGTTTGTAGATGAAGCTAGAGCGGTTCAGACTCCTTACGGCTTAGCTTTAGCTAAGTTCAGAAATGGGCTTTTAAGCTATAGAGATTTAGCTGCTCAATTTCCAACAGAAGTTGCAGAAGATGGAATCACTCCTAACATGACTCCTTCTGTTTTCACTGCAAAGGAAGAAGAGTTAAGAACCCCTGTAGCTCCAGATATAGATTATAATACTCTTAGAGAATTGAATGAATCTGAAGATAAAAGAATTCAAGATTATTTAAGACAAGCCCAAGCTAATCAAATAGCACAGACGGAAGCTCAATATGCTGACTATCAAAAGGCTATATTAGATAATCCTAGACTTAAGCAAAGCGGTTATTATATAAACCCAGAGAGAGCTAGACGTTCAGCAATAGGCACCGCAGGAATAGGTCAAGACACTTATCTAGCTGGTCAAAATGCAGAATGGATGGCTAACCAATCTAACGCTGTAGGTATGCCTTACGACCAATATATGGCTGCTCAAGATGCTATCTATAAAAATAATCTAACAATGCTTCAAAAGAAAATGGATGACTTGAATAAGTTACAACAACAAGGAGTTATTACCGATAGACAGTATTTACAATCTAGAAAAGGTTTAACAGATGCAGTAGCAGCTATACAACAAGAGTACGTTAAAGGTAATCTTGATTATCAAAAAGGTGTCGCTACTAAAATGCTTGAAAATCAAGGAAAGATTGACGAACAGCTAATTAAGAACTATGGAGATATTTATGTTCAAGGTCAAAAGAATGTTGGGGATTTAGCTACTGGAGCAATGGCTGATACTACGGATAGACAAAAAGCTAACCTTGACGCAGTTGCTGGAGACATTGGAAACCAAAGAAATTACAACGCAAGTATTTATGGTTCTGATGTTAACAGATATAGAGGCGAATTAGAAAGTCAAGATAGAAATACTAAACTTCAACAAGAAGCTAACCAATTTAATATGCTTCAAAACTTAAGAGATGCTCAAGCTAAATACTATTCTGGTATGGGTGACGCCTATGCGGGATATGCAGGAACTCTTGGAGGTAACACTGGGGGTACGCCAGCTCTTACCCAAAGGAACCCTAATGCTGGATTATTTACGCTAGATGGACTAATCGGGAGACAATAAATAAATGGCTGATATGAACAATATTATAAATAATAATGGTGAACCTATCAGAGGGAGAGTTGCGGTAAACGTAACTCCCCCTACAACTCCTGTCGGATATGTTCCTCCAGCAAAATTACCAACTATAAATATACCAGTTGATGATACTTTAATTCCATCTTCTGAAGTAGGAGAGTCACCAACTCCTATTGATTGGGAGACTGGAGCTTTACCAGCACAAGAAGTCGAAAAACAACCCGTGCAGAACACTTCTTTAGATAATGCAATCCAGCAAGCTTCTTCTATCGGAGGAGCTATTACTCCAGCTCCATTAGTATCTTCTCAAGCGGAACTTGCCTTAAAAACGTTACAAGATTTAAAAGGTCAAGGAAGTGATGAAAGATATTATAATTATCAACTTAACAGAGCTTTAGCACAGCAAGGTTTTGGAAGCGATATGGCTAAGAGATATGACCTTCCTACAGCTTTGAAAGAAGGCATAGGGTTACAAGCTTTAGGTTCCAATGCTTTAAATAGTGCTAAGTCTTTAGGAACTGGCATAGCAGCTACTGGAGTTATATTACCTAAAGCTCTTCAATACAGTGCTAATATTCCAATGAGTACAGATGATTATAATTTTATAAATGAAATTGTTCAACAAACTGGTGATTTTCTTAGATATGCTGATAAAGGACAAAAAGCTAGTACTCTTACGGAATTAGCTTTAACTGGTAATCTATTACCAGCTCAAGATATTGAAAAAATAGTTGAAACTGGTAATTATGGAGCTATCGTTCCTACAATGATAAACAACTGGTACAGAGACCCTGTACAAGGTTCTATTGATTTGATAGGGATGATACCAGCTCTTGGAGGTATAGGTGCAGCAATTAGAGGAGTTACGAAAGCGGGTAAAGTAAGTAGTAAAGCTGGTAAGGTAGGTAGTAAAGCTGGTAGAGTTGCCAATATGGCTACAAAAGCTACAGCTATAAACAACCCTTCAAAAGCTGCAAAAACTGTATATGATGTAGCTAACGCTTCAGCTTCTCAAGCCTTAACAAAGGTAAGAAATGTCGGAGAGCAATTAAAGAATTTCTCTGTAAAAGAATTAACTCAAGCAATTAAATCTATCAATGAAGGTAATCCAGTTGCAGGGAGGATTGCACAGGCTAAAGAAGCTTTAAGAGCTTTTCAAAAGGAATGGAAAACAGTTCTTGAGAATTATGCTCCTTACTCAATTGAAATGACTGATAATGATTTTGCAGCTACTCAAAGAGTTGCAAGACTTATGAATATGTCTTTCGATAAAGTAAGAAAAGAAATAGCTTTAGCTAAGGATTTAGCGAATTCAGAAATTAACTCTTTAAAGAAAACTTTATATCAAGATGCTAAATTAAAACCAGAAGATATTAAAAGCGTAAGCAAAATATCTGGTGAAAGATTAGGAGAAGTAATTGATAGGTTTAAATTTAATATTCCAGAATCTGTACAAGAAATATTGAATAATTTAAAATCAAAAGAATATTTTGTTGTCGATTCTGATAAATTAAAAGCTACTGGTTTTACTCGTAATGGAGTAGCTGGATTGAAGGCTATTAAAAATGCTAATGGTTCTTTAGATATTGGAAGAATGCTTGTAAGTGCTATGCATGAAGAAGTTCATAATACCTTAAGCAAAGTAGCTAAAAATCCAGAACTCTATAGAGCTAAATTGAATAGCTTATTTGATGACTTATCAAGTCTCTACAATAAAATTAAAGGTTCAAGTAGTTTATCTTTAGAGCAAGTGAAAAAGTCTATAATGAATTCTACTAGGGAAGATTTAATTAAAGCTAGTAAAAATATAACTAAAGACCCTCATAGCTATATGACGAACGTAGAAGAAACTGTAGCTAGGATGGTTGGAGCTTTCACCGAACAAGGTTTTAGAGGTTTAGATAATAAATTATACAACAACATTAAACCTTCTAAGATTATAAGAGACTTTTTTAAAGATGAAAATAACGTAAATTCAAAAGTCTTAGACTTATATAATGAAAGTTTAAGAATGGCTGAAAAAGGCGATATTTTCCCTTTAACTCAAGCGGATGCTCAAGGTGCTAGTAGTATCAGAGATGCTTTAGCTTATCAAGAAGGACTTGCAGATGTTAGAAAAGCTGGCAAGGCTTCTTCAAGAATTGCAGGAGATGCACCTTATGAAGAAGTTGCCAAAGCTTTAGAAAATAATGCTAAGTGGTTAAGCAAAAAAGCTGGAGAAATTACTGAAACTATTTCCAAGGAAGCTGTTAAAGCTAACGGGGAAGAATTAGAAAAAGGCTTAAGTAAAGGTAATTTAAAGTATGTTAACCCAGATGATTTTAACACAACTAAAGATTTAGAAAAATTACAGTATTCTGATGTTAAGGATGCTACACATACAATGCCAGTAAACCAAGATTTAACTAAAAAATTAGCAAAATATAATGAATATTTCAGAGATGCTAACCCTTTTGCTAAGGGTACTGCTCTTGCTGAAGGTTATGCGATTGCTAAAGGCGTAAAGCTTGGTAGTGGTAGATACTTGTATGGTAACGCTATTACTGGTGCTGCTAATATGCTATTAAATAGTGGGTTAGGTTTACCATTAGATATAGCGGATGCTTTAAAAAGTAAAAACTCTTTAGCTCGAAGTTTAGGTGTTCACAGAGAAATGATACTTCCAGACACTAAAGCTTACACTCCAGTTGGTAAAGCTTTTGCTATGACTAACAAGCCAGTATCAAGTATGTTAAGTGGTATTGATACTACTATGCAAGATTTCTTTGCGGAAGTTGCAGCTCATAATAATCTAAGAAGACAAGGCGTTCCTTTTAACAAACGTATCAATAAAGTTTTAGAATTGACTACCCAAGATGAACAAAAACTCGGAGATATTATTAACGATGTTAGAAGAGTTGCTCTTATTCAATCTGGTGATAGTATAGTTCCTAGACAGCTTAGAGGTTTAACCGCTTTAACTACTGGAGATTTCTGGAGATGGCATGAAGAAGCTGCAAGGTCTGCTGGTCATATGATTAAGAAAAGACCTTATTTATCTGGACTTATCTTAAACCGTTTAATGGGTGATGTTGCTTTTGATAGAGAAATGCAACATAGGTATAACATTAAAGCTGATATGGATAAGCCTAATGTACACTTAAAAATGGATTATAGAGATGGTCAATTTAAGGAAGTATCTTCTGAAATAGTTCCTATGATGAATACTTTAAAATTCACTACAGAAGTTACTGATGCTTTAGCAGGTAAAGGTAAAATATCAGAAGCTTTAGGACAAGCAAGTCCTTGGACTACAACTATTTTGAATGCTAGTATGGGTATTGATAGATACGGTAATCCTATTAAACGTGAAGGTGTTACTGTTGACTACAAAACTAAGAAAAGATATTTAAATGGTCAAGAGTTAAAAGGTGTTCAAGGAGATGAACTTATTTCTGCAATTATAAATACTTTCTCTGTATATCCTTCATTATATAACAAAACATTAGCTCCTACAGCAGCAATGCTGAAAGGTGAAAATTTCTATCAACCATACGGAAGTTCTATCTTTGGTAGTTTTAAACCAGATAATCCTATGGTTCCTAACGAAACTAGCTTAATGTTTTCTGGTAATCCTATAAAGGTTACTACTCCTCAAAACAATTTGGATAGCTACGCTGGTTTGTTTGAAACCCGTTATTATGACGAAAACAGACCAGACCATCCAGCAGCGTTAAGAGGTTTAATTAAACAAGACTTACGTAATAAAGGTCGATTATTACAGGAATATAATAGATATATGAATGAAACAACAGGAGGTGGATTTTAGTAATGGTTAATAATAACAATAAAGCAACGAATAACAAAAATAAAAATAACGCTCATATTGTTGAAAAATTAAAACTTCCTAGACCAGATTGGTTCGATGTTGAAGGTCGTATCTATAAAGATGCTTTAATAGAAAACTTTAATGCTATTGAAGATAAATTATTGGAATTATCGAGGGTTGACGCTTTTAGCGTTCAGTCCCCAGATATAAATGACATAGTCTATCCAGATATTGAGGATTTAAGTACCGCTGACGATAGAAGTATTATTAACTTAAAAAGTTTTTTAAACTTAACGGGATTGATGGGCTATCCATTAGAATGTGTATTTTCGGGAACTGTAGCTAAGAAAATATCTTTCTATAATTCTGCTTATAAATATTTTACTATCTCAGATAAAGAAACTAATGTTAATACTACTAATCCTTATATTTATCTTAATTGGGTAAATAATACCGTGGCTGCAAGCAATACTACTATAACCCCAGCTAACTCTTGCTTGATTGGAGTATATGAAGGAGGTATTGTTAAATGCGTAAACGACAAAGATAGTATAAGTATCAATCCATTATTCTACTTGTCAAGAATGAGCAAAGAACCTCATTATATTAGAACTGATAGCGGGACACGAGATAAATATTCTTGTTATGACGGTATTGGTTCCAACGGTAGATTATGGGGAGCTGCTGATACCAACAAGAAAACTGGTACAACTAATAATATTTATTTTTTAGATGTCGGAAGATATTCAGAATAGGAGTTTTACACAGATGAGTTTTGATTATTTTAATACTTCATATTTAGCTTTTGGACAGAAATTGTCTTCCGCTTTTGCGACTTTAGATTCTTTAGCAAAAAAAGCTAAATTAAACATTGACCAAGTAATGTCATATCAGTCTTTATTTGATGATTATTTAAATAAAAATTATTCTGTACCTATTCCTCAGAATCCAGAATCACCTTGCAGAAGTAGCAATTTCTTTGATATTATAGACGATAAACCTATTTATATTAACAAGCTTACATCAACTCAAGATGGTATAGATGTTCAACTTATCCTTGTTAATAGAACTAACGATAGAGTTACTAGATTAACAGGAAGTACATCTTTAAAAGAAGGATATTGTTATTATGAAACAGAAGCTTCCTCTAACTCATACCCAGACAAAGAAGTTAAATTTACTTCAGACAAAGCGAATATTATTGGAACTTTACTATTTCAATTTAGAGTAGGTAAAAACAATATTTTAAATATTGTGGGAAGTACTTCCGCTCTTTATATACGCCCTAACGATTTAACCTCTTATTCTTCTGTTTCTTGGGGTGATAGAGTAGCAAATAACAATCAAGAGTACATTGCTCAAGATTATGAATGCTTGCTTATAAAAGGTTATTATAGAAATTTAAAAGTAGTTCTTAATAACAATATAGTAATGCAAGGTCAAGGAAACTGGGTACAAAGACACTGTGTACTATATGTCAAAAAAGGCGATAAGATAACTGGGGATTATCAATACATAAATAGAATAAATTATAATTTATAGGAAGGAGGTGAAATAGTGGTAAGTAAAAATTTTAAAGGTCAAGTTAAAATATCGGACGTACAAGAAGCTTTTAATGAAATTGTAAACAGAACTAATGAGATGCTAGAATTTTATAATAGCTCTGAAGGCGTTCAAGGTATTGATTACACTAAAGGTTCTCCGACATTGGCTCCTTCTGGTTACACTTTAACTGTAGGTGGACTGAAGCAGGCTATGAAGTTAGCTGATAGATGTGTAGTTGGAGCTAAACCTATCAAAATAAGGAATAATCAAGTTAAATTAACTACGGGTATTCTGGTGACAAAGGATAAAATTTGTAGATTAAAAGATGAAATCCTTAATAAGCCAGCAGGAAACTTTAACCTCAGAACACTTTATTATAACCCTATAACCGAGACCTATCAATGGGAAAACACTTATAATACGACTGAAGTAGATGCAGAAGGAAACCCAGTAAGTGTAGAAGCTTATAAAATATGTGATATAGATTTCAATTCTTCATCTAAAACAGCTGGAGTAACCGCAGGATGTCAAAATGAAGATGTTAACGGTACATTTAAAATAACTTCTCAATCTAGGTGGGTTAAACCAGTAGCAGAACAAACTCCAACAGATAATGTTATAGATAATACCAATAAACCATTATTTGTTTCAGCTATGGAAGCTGCTGGGTACGAAGGGAATCCTACAACTACTATTACTTTCTTAGGAAACGAAGTATCTTATACTCAAGGATGTGGACATAGACATCTCGATACTTGGACTCCCGTTAACTTCTTCTTCCTCCCTAGGGGAGTTACTAACCCTTATAAAGTAACCCCAGCTAATAGAGACTTTACACATAAGTTTGAGGTTATAACTACCAAAAGTTTAAAAGACAGTTAAAACTTAATCTGATTTATGATATAATATAATAAGATTGGTACAATAAAAAATAAATAAGGAGATTAAATTAAATGTATATAGATTGCGTAGTTATAAAAGGGGAAGATTCTAAGGGGTTTTCTTGCTCTATTCAAGTTACAGATAATAACGGAGCTACTTTTTCCCCATTAGACTTAAATGGGTATTCAGTGCTATTTCAAATACTTGGAGCTTCTACCGCAGATGCTAAAGTTTTAGTAGAACACTTGATAACCCAAAATACGGACTTATTTACCGAAGGGCAAATAAATAATCCAGAGGTTGGAGAATTTACCTTTGTGATAACTAAAGAAGATACTGATATTATTGGATTAGGTAATCACCCAATCAGATTAGTTTTAGTGAATGCGGATGATTTAACCCCAGAATTAACACTTACTGAAGGAGGACTCAACGGAGAGTTTTCTAAAGTACAAGTAGTACAAGTATAGGAGGATTGATACAATATGGCAGATTTTAACTTCTATTTGAATCGTCAAGGGATTCAAGGAAGAAAGGGTGATAAAGGTGAGACTGGATTTTCCCCTACTATTACAGTATTAGAACAAACTCCAGAATCATATAAATTACAAATTACAAACGAATATGAGACTATCGAAACTCCTAATTTGATTGGTAGTTTTAATGCTACTGATAATGGGGGAACTTATGTTCGCTATGATAGAGAGGCTAAAACTATGTCTCTTGGAGAATTAGATGGTGCTACAGTTGATAAGGTTGGAGGTATTAAAATATCCTCCGATGAAGATATTCAAAATATGAATACTAATACTGCTATTACTCCAGAAAAATTAGCAGATGCTTTAAGTATATACTTGGAAGCTGGAACTGATATTGTTTCCATTGTTCAAGATGAGGCTACATCTAAAACTAAAATCAGTGTTACTGGTAGAGATGTAACAGCAGCAGGAAATAACAGGTTCACTGGAGATAATACTTTCACAGGAAAAGTTAATATTGCTGGTGGAGCATTAACAGTTGATGGGCTTGCAACTCTTAACCAAACTACTGCACAATACCTTAATGCTGTAAATATAACAAGTACTGGAGAGGTAAATGCCGTATCAATTAAAGCAAACGGCTTACGTTCAGATGATATTCAAACCACAGAAAACAAAAAATATCTTACTGAATTAGATGTAGATAATCAGACTATTCAAGTTGTTAACGGTAAGCTTCACGCTAATTTAGATGAATTAGGTAATGAAGTTACTAGCCTAACAGGCGAAGTTACCGATTTAAGTGGTCGTGTTACAACTAATGAAGCTGATATAGCCACAATGGAAACATCGCTTAGCATGAAACAAACTAAGTTGACTGCTGGTACTAATATTACATTAACAGACTTAACCAATGGTACAGTTCGTATTGATGCAACTGGTGGGGGTGGTACAGGAGACATCCCTATTGCGACAACTACAACCGCTGGTAAGGTTAAACCAGATGGAACTACAATTACTATTACAGATGATGGTACAATTAGTGCTGTTGGTGGAGGAGGAAGTTCTCCAGCTAATACGGTAACTACTGATACAGAACAGGAAATTAGTGGTTTAAAAACCTTTACATATTTAGGTTCTTCATTTGATGGTAGCATATACCCTAGTTTAAAAATTCGCCAGCTAACTATCGGAGAAACAGGTGCTATAACCCCCGCATTAGCGTTTCAAACATATAATGATTTAGAATTTCACCCAAACAACTCTTATAGATGTCTATCAATATCAGCAGATGACAACGCGAATGTATATGATATGGGAACTAATGCTGGAAAATTAAGAATAACCAGTGATAGTAAAATTGTTTTAACGGCAGGGAATCAAGGAACGTTAACAATCGATAATGGTTTAAAATTTAAAGACTATTACCAAAAAGAATACGATTTATTAAATGCTACGCCAACTGTAATTGATGGAGGAGATAGTACAACAGTATGATAGAGTTAAGCGAAGTACAAATTATGATACTGATGATGGTCTATGGTCTTCTAGGCACAATATGGTTCGTAGTAACAATATAAAACAAAATTATTTAAGAGGGGTTAAAATCCCCTCTTTTTTATGGTATAATAAAAGTATAAAATATAGAATAACACATAACAAACAAAGGAGGATTTTGTTTATGTTTATCGCTCGTCAAGGTGACCTAATTGTTCTAACAGATACAACAAGAGAAAATCTTAAAAAAAGAACAAGTATGATGCCTAACATTACTATTATAGAAACTGATGTTGATTATCAATTCGATGGAGGAGAATACGTTACTCCAGAAGTAGCTGTGCAAAAAGAGAAAGAAAGAGTTGCGATGCTTAAGATGACTCCTAGAGATTTTCTTCTAGCTTGTACACAGAAGTTAGGTGTCGAATGGAGTAAATTAAAGGAATTGATGGACAACAACGCTCAAGTAGCTATCGAATTACAATTCTGTAACCACGTATATAGAGGTAATCCATTACTTGACCAACTAGCAGGACAGTTTGGAGTTACTTCGGAACAATTAGATAACTTATTCAAAACAGCAAACGGGGAGGAAGTTTAGATGACGAAAATACAATTAAAAAGAGATACAGCAGCTAACTGGTCAATCAATAACCCAACCCCTTCAGCTGGAGAGCCTTGCTTTGAAATTGATACAGGAAAGCTTAAAATTGGTGACGGCATTACAGCTTATAATAGTTTGCCTTATCAAGGTGGAACCTCAGATACAGCTGGAGGAAGTGGTGATGTAACATCTGCTGGGAATAATACATTTACTGGCATGAATATTTTTAAGGGAAAAAGCTTAAATGTAGGAGATGATAACAACTATTCTAATATAGCAAGTTTTACTGGAGCGGAGTACGTAGTCGGAGACCAAGAGGACTTAATTATTATTAACCCCGTAGAGCTTGGAGCGTCATATGATAATACTGTTTTAAAGAGTAATGTACGTGTTTTAGAAACTGATACGGCATCTTCAACCGAGAAAGCCTATAGCATTATGACTAAATCACCTACAAATAATAAATATATGGCTGGTATGGCTATGCCATCAAATAAATATATTGATTTGACTTTGGGGGCAAGCGGTACAACTTATACAGCACCTGCTAATGGATATTTAAGCTATGTAATTGCAACCCAAAATCCTAATATGTATTTTGAGTTGCATGGTTTACTAGGCACTGGTTCTTATGGTGGGGGGAATGTAACATATGGGTATCGTGGATTTATGCCATTGAAAAAAGGTGAAGTGGTAACAATATATTATTTAAATTGTTCTACAAGTCTTTTCAGATTTGTCTACGCAGAAGGTTCAAAACCAGCTACATAATAAAATATAAATAATATAAGGAGGAAAAATGGATAAAAAACAACAACAAAATGATATGGAATTCGCTAAAGGAGTTAGCGTAAAAGTACAAGAAACAAAGTTTGGTGATATTATTAAATTAGGAGTTAATGTAGAACATTTTCTAGAAAATGAACCAAACGAAGCTGGCTTTATTAACATTGAAATCAAAAAATCAAAAGCTGGTAAAAGGTATGCAGTACTTGCTCCTAACCTTAACAAATAATTTTCGTAGATTAAGGTTTTAATTCGCTTTGCGAATGACCTCAAGAAGTAGAGGTCTTAATAAAGAAACAGGTCTTTCGGGATTTATCCAGCCTTAATCAAATCCCATCTTTGTTTTTATTTAAAGGAGGCATCAAAAAATGATTAGCATAACAACTTTACTTTGTACAATAAACACTATTATTCTGGTTATCTTTGGATGTCTTTATCTAAAGAAAAATTACGTAGTTATGACATCTGAAGAATATGAAACCATAGCTCAATTTGTTGAAGAACATTCCAAGGAAGCTGAAGCAAGTCAAGAACTAGCTGGAGGGACTGGAATTGAAGTTGGGTTTGGAGCAGACTATTTAGAGGATGAGTCCGAGGAGGAAGAATAAATATGACTAGATACGTATTCCATTTTTGCAGAAATAAAGAATGTAGAAATGGCTGGCTTGATATAGATAAAACAAATGCTAAGACTATTCCTCCTTCTTGGAAGTATTGTAGGGAATGTGCGGAGAAGCTTGGAATAGATTTTGACAAACAAAAGCCTTCTGATGCGAAGTCTGAAAAACAGCTAGAAGCAGAGAAGAAGAATGCAGAAAACCTAAAACCTATAAGAAAGAAATCTTAAATTTGAAGGGTTTATATATGTCCCTTATAGATTTATCCTAGATTTTACTAACCCATCTTAAAAACGATTTATTACAGGAAGGAATGAATAAATGATTTTATACGCACTAAAAGACTTAGCGACTGATTACTATGTTACAAGAAATGGAAGGTTTGATGAATTAAACGAGAGAACTCAACTCTTTACTTCAAAATCTCAAGCTGAAAGATGTATTAAATTTAATTATGAAGGATTAGGTTATTTAAGCGACTTAATGAGTTCATTGGTATATTCTATCCTAGAAAAGAAATACGGAGTGTATAGAGGTGTATTAGAAGTCTCTCATAAAGAATTCCTTGATGTTGCAGATGATATAAATTTAAAAGTTGTAAAGGTACAACTAAATGAAAAGCGAAGCAAAAAAGAAATCATTTAAATACATTCCTAGACAGAAATTGACTAAAACTCAATTAAATAATGTTAGGAAGGAAATACAAACTATCTGTAAGGAAATAGGCTGGATACAGTTTTCTTCCTTTGAAGAATTAGCAGATATGCTTTGTCTTCCTAACGGTGATTATATTCAACTAGCAGTAAATGAACTTCGGAAAAGAGAAGAGATTTTACTGCAAGTTTGGTTGAGGGATATGTTTATAAGTCTTATACCTAATACTTGGTTTTATACACGTTTTGTTGAAGAAGATATAAAAGGATAGATAGAGATGAATTATGAGATAAAGAAAAAGGATAGTATATATTTTCTTCCAACGGTTGAGGAATGGATTTTTGAGAGTTTTAAATTAAACTTACTTGAAGGCATTCTTTATAAGTTAATTCTTCAGCAAGGTAGTTTTGTTTGGACTTCAGAATATACAGGGAAGGTCTTAAGGGTTTCTGGGAAGACAATCTGTAGAGCTGTAGAGTCTTTAGTTAAAAAAGAGATTATTAAAAAATTCTATTCAAATAAAGGAAGTAAAACAAGATGGATATTAGTTGCATTATACAACGTAGAAGGTAAAAGACTTGCATCTGAGATTATTGCAGATAAGAATAAGGGAGAAAGCAAGATTTCTCAAGATGAACACAAACATCACCTTAGGAATAAGAAGAGTGAACCATCTGAAGAAGTAAATAGTTTAGATGAATTTTTGAAGGGCTTTTAAAATAGTTGTACGAACACTCCCGACAAAATGTCCACGGTACTCCAAGGACAAAATGTCTTTCTAATATATTATAGTATTAAATATAATATAAGATTTAAAAACTCACTTTTATTGATAAATTATATGATTAAAGTATAAAAGTTCGTACTCATAAGCTGAAGCTTATTCGTTATTAAGTATGTACAATATCTTAGATATATGATTTATTTTCTTTTAAGAGTTATACACGTTTTTTATAGATAATATATAAGATATAATAAATAAAGAGATATAATAACTGAAAAGAGTTTTACACGTTTTTTATAAGAAAGTAATAAACAATAAATAAAGAGAAGTAAGAACTAGAAGAAAAGGTTGTTCCGCTCGGCATCAATCCTTTGATTGACAGGTTATATTGTTCTAGAAGATTATATATACTAATTCTGAAGG